TCAATATACCAATTTCTGAAAATTTCATGTGCTTTAGTATCAAAATCTAGAAGATCTAAAATAAATCTAAACTCTTCTCTAATTTTTTTCTTTATACCATCACTTGCATTAAGGTTTGAAAGTTCAATTTCTACAGGTGAATCATTAGTATCTGCTACAATTGCTTCATTAACTATGTCTTCAATTGCACTATCACATTCAGGATATAGTGACATTGATCTATATCTTCTAATAAGATCATTTTCATTCTTGTAAATACCTTCAATATCTACATAAGAACCAAAAAAACCAGAACTAACATAATTCTCAGATCCATCCTGATTGTTAGGAGGAACTGGAGATATTAGTCCTGGTGGTTGCTTCTCGTTATCATCAATTGAGAAACCAAATAATCTGGCCATTATATTAAAAACTAGACTTATGTCTAGTTATTTATTCATTTTATACTATCTCCTTATCCTTACCATCCTTAGAATCAGATCTTCCATCTTCACCTATACCAATTTTAAATTCTTGTACCTGTAAAGTTACAGAGAATTCTTCAATAGTATCAGATGAATCATAACTTAAATCAATAGAAGATACTTCAGTTGGGAAGACATCTAGGAACTTGTAAGATCTTAGAATTGATTGATTTAAATTACCTTCAGGATGAGTTACTGCATTTTTAGCAGCTCCTCTTCCTAACTGATAAACATAAGCATCAGTCATATACGAAGTAGGATTTGTAACTCCAGTAGCATGACTCAAATCACTAATTGTATTCATCCAAGCTTCAAAAGAAGACCTCATTCTAAAGTTTTCATCATTAATGATAGTAATAGTCCAAGGTTCAAAAGTTCTGTCTCCAGCAACTTTTAAAATTCTACCCCTAAAAGGAACAGGAACTTCAGCAACTGTTGAAGCAGGAAGTTGTGCAGCTTTACAAAGGAACCTAAGTTCATTATTTCTGCTGACATTCCAATTAGCTTGACTTGATTCAGTAACTGCAGTTGGAAATGTGGGGATTGATACCTCAAATAGATTAGGGCGAGCACCACCGCCCTTTAATCTAGTTTTAAAACCTTGAAGGTTTTTGGTGGTTAAACTGTTTGCCATTGTTGATTACCTCTTGATTATTTTATAATATTTAAATTACCCAATCACTTCATTGAACTCTATACCACTTCTTGTGGCAACAAATGTCAATGTGACATAATTGATAGATCTAGCTGGTTGGATAAAGATGTCAGCCCTAAACTCATTGTTGTCAATGACTGCTGGGGTGTTATTTGTTTCATCACAGATAACTTTAAAATCTTCAATACCTCTTTGGGATTGAATATCTCTCAAGTATGGTTCAACAATATTAAAGAAGTTTGCTCTTGTTTCATCATCATTAAGTTCAAAAAGTTGACTATTAGAAGCAGATTCAAGTGCTCTTTCAACAGTTAAGAAGAGTTTTCTTACATTAATCCTATCAAAGGCAGACTTATAAGAAAGTGCTGTCTTATCACCAAAAAGCATTGCGCCAGAGGCTTGCTGATTGATAACAGGATTAATTCTTGCACTGTAGAGTTGATCTCTTTGTGATTTAGTTGGATTATATGCAAGTTTAATTGAATTGTTAACTACACCTCTTTGAGCACCTGCAGGTGAGAACCAAGGGAAGTTTTCAAGTCCATTTCTTGCCATAATACCAGCAATATCACCATTCAAAGGAATATACCTAAATTCATTATTAAATCTATCATAAACATATTTGTAACCACTATCAAGAACTGCATAAGAAGAAGAATTAATTTTTGAATAATAATTCAATACATTAGCAGTTTGAGTTGTAGTGTTGTTTACATTAACAACATTAGCTCTATGTGGAGAAATAACAGCCATACAGTCCTTTCTTCCTTCAGCAAGAGCAATCAAAAGATTTGCCTTTGCTTGAGTTTCTAGTTCAGATGATTGTGATGCTCCCATGAGTAAGTAGTCAACTCTTACTTCGTCACTATTTTCAAAAAGATTATATCCAGTAAGAATGTCACCAAGAGATCCACTCATTCCACCATTTGCACCATAATCAGCACCACCTTTTAATGTGTAACTTACATTACCTAATGCATTAAATTGAACTCCCTGAGCATTGAGACCCCAAGCACCAGCACCTAAAGTTACTTTTACATATCCAGATGAGAATCCACTTGCTTGTGGTTCTTTGTTGTTTATTGCATCAAAAGTTGTTCCACCATTAGCACCTACAAAAATGTATTGAGAATTATTTGCAAGATAACTCTTATAATAATTTTTAACTGGTGAATCACCATCAGCTAAAGAATCAAGTGCTTTAGATAAGAAAAGATTTGTTTCAAGAATATTACCTTGAATACCTGTTACAGTTCCTGTATCATCAACAACTGCTACGTGCAGTGCATCATTTCTTGAACTTCTATTATTTGCATATTGGTTAGTAACTGGTTTAGGTGCCAGATTCTTCCAAAAAACAGTTGAGTTTGTAAGACCTAGGGTCTGTTGGTCATACCAATCAACAGATGTTGCAGCAGTTAAATTAGTTCCAGTGTTAATACCAGTATTGTTTACAAATCTTACAACACTAGTCGCAGGAATTGATGCTCCTTCATTTCCTCTTTCATAATTAATATTATATACTGTTCCAGTGTCTGTTGCAGCAGATGATACTCTTGATACAATTCTAATATCAACTGTACTGTTACCAGCAGCAGCACTAGACTGTGTACTGACACCTGTCACAATTCCTTTCAACATTCCAGTAAATGTTGATGTAGTTCCAACACCTGGAACAGTTGCATTGGTTATTTGAACTGTAACACCATATCCAACTTTAATGTCTTGTGCCCCACCAGATAAGGCAATTGTTGCAATTCCAACAGTTTGGTCAGCAGCATTATCAATAAAACAAACTTTTAGATTAGTTGCAAGTTCTCCAGGTGTTCTGGATGCATAGAACCAATCAGTTGCTGTTGAATAATTATTTTCATAATCATCATAATTTTTAATTTTTACTATGGTTGAAGCAATAGAAACTCCAGCATTAGCATTATTGAGGTTTGATCCATCAATTCTTACAACACTTAATGCCCCACCATATGTTAAAAACTCTGATGCTGTCATCCAGGATTCATAATGATTATCTGATGCTTGGGGTTTACCAAACACATCAATAAGTTGTCCTTGACTTGAAACTAAAGTTGCTTCTTCAACAGGTCCAGTTTTAAATGGAGCTGCAATCGCACCAATATTATCTGTTACATTATCAGCTCTTCCAACAGTAAGGTCAACTTCTCTGACCAGAACCCCTGGAGACAATTGCGGAGTTGCCATGTTTTTCTCCTAATCCTCAGATTAACTAAAAATATTTATTGTTTCTAGTGTTTTCAGTGGGGAAACTATGCATGAACATTACCAATCTGGGTATTGCCAATCTGTATGTGGTTTATTTTTTCTACTGTCAATAATTCTTTTTATGGTGCATTCTTTACACTCATAAGAATATGATGAAAGTGATGGACCTCTGTCTCTTCTTGTTCTGTAAAATGATTCTATTAAATTTTTTTCTTCTCCACAAGATCTACATTTTCTTAAATCTAATAAAAGATGACCAAGTTTTATCTGTTCATCAAAGTCCACTGTTATTTTTCCTATATTGCTCTCTTTCTTCAATAGAAAATACACCAAGTTTTTCCCATTGCTTACTAACAATATCTACTTGAGGTGGTACTGAATATGGAGGTGCTGGTTGTGCTTGCCATTTATCAATTGCCTCCTGTGTAGGTACAACAATTATAAAAGGAGTATTGTCTTTAATAAATTCCTCGTTCATCTTTTCATATGTTTCAGGTGTTATTTTCATTAGTGAATTTCTCCTTTAGCAATCTTTTCACGACGTTCTAGTTTCCATAATATGTAATCCATTGTTGGAATACACATAGGATTCCAACCTACAAATGTTGTTGATTCCTTACTTGGAATCTTCCAACAGAGAGCATCATCATTGTCAAGATCTAATGATTTAAGATACTCATCCTCACCATACATAACAACTGCTCTCTCTGCAGTATTCAAACTCTTGAAGCAATCAAAAGCATTTTTTCTAATCTCATCAGGGACGTGATGTTTCATTCAAATACCGCTGTGACACCCATAACAGTTGCACCAGGATTTCTTGCCAAAGCAGTTCTCCTAGCATCCTTATAGTCTCTAGCAACTACAACCTCTTTAAAGACTGTGCCTGCTTTGTATAATTCAACTTTACACTTCATTATCTATAATCCCACATATGTGACATGTCGCCATATTCATCAGTATACCATCTGTCTCCATCATTATCAACAAATGTTGCTTCATCTAAACCATCATTTATAAATCCAAATGGTGCCATATCTTGTTCAATCTGATTCTTTTGTTCTTCATATAATCTTTTCCTGACATCTTGATCAGTCAGTTCTTTAAAATAATCTTGAGCAACTAACCAAGC